GCCACAGAAGCCGCTTTTGTAGCGTTTTTGATCTCGTCGACTTTTCTTCTGTTTGCAGCCATCGCAGCAGAACTCTTCTGGAGGCTGTGCTTTGTGCGATTTGTAGCCTCAATAGACCTATTCTGAACCCCAGCAAAAGACTTGCGGATTTGTGCTAGTTTCTTCTCTTCTCTCGCCACCTTCTTTATGTTGGCGATAAGTTTCTTATCTATCTTTCTGCGAACCTTGTATTGATCTGTTTTGCTTCGAGCAGCCATCCTATTAAGAAGAACCAGCTTCTTTTCTGAACGACGAACCGCTGCTTGGGCAGCCACAATACGCTTATAAGCAGCCTCTTGATCTCTGCCATTCTTAGAAGTCGCAGCAGACATGGCCTTGGCATCTCTGTTGGCTTTTCTTACTATCTCGCTCCGATCAGCAGCCATCCTTTCATATTGTTCGTGGGCACGAGCTTCCGCCTTCTGAAGTTTCTTGATGATTTGTTCTTGGTTCTTAGCCGCAACACCAGTCTTCTTGAGAGACTGCTGAGCCATGGTCATGCCGCGAACGAATCGGGAGGTGTTGGCTACGAGATCTAGCCGAACTGATCCAAGATTGAGTGACATGGCTATCTCCTCCCGCGCTTGCCTTTGCTACCTTGCTTGGCCTTCTTAACTGCCTTTCGCTCCTCGTCAGACTTGTACTTAAACCAAGCACCCCAACCGAAAAACTCTTCGACGGGCATCTTGTCCTCAAGCTCTGAAACCATAATCCCGATTGTCTCGGCAATGTGGTACTTGAGTTGCATTTCCCCGTCGTTAATTAGTTTTTTGCCGTGTCTTCCGTGTCGACGTTAATCAACGCCTCCGCTACAGCGCCCAAAACGTCTACGTAGCTGCCCGTAGGAGCTTCCAGCATAACAGGAATGTCCGTTGTGGAGAAAACCTTATCCCCACTAGTAGGATCGTGGGTAAGGTGGACGACCGCTAGAATGCGGAAGAGACCGAAGTCGAAAGAAACTTCTCCTTGGGCATCCATCTTACGACTAGACTCTAGGATTTGAGACCTTGCACCAACCGTAGGGGATCGAACCTCAAACTCCAAACCCTGTAATTCCACCGTCTCTGTACGGTGCTCGACCTTCGCTCCGACTGTAATCGAACGCAAAGATCCCACGCCATTCTTTCCTGCCATACTGTTGCCTCGCTAGGGTAATGTGTCGAACCCAAAATAAGCGAGGTCGTTTTGGGATGCTAGGCTCCAAGACACCTCTGTTTCGATCCGACTGTCTACTGAAGCGGAGTCCGTCTCCGCAGTGAGAAGTGCAAAGGATCTAAACCTCTTCACACCTCCCATATTGATATCAATAACAACGGGACGCCCAGGACCGCTCGAGGAATCATTGAGAATCTCAAGGAACGTCTCCCCACCATAGGTGGCGAGCAGGTTGAGATTATTCATGCTGCCTTCGGCATCCAATAGACCCATGAACCTCTTTCTGTACGCATCGGTGAGAGAGAACGTCGTCATGTCCAACTGCTCTCGACTCAGCGTAAAAGAGAATTCACTGGCATCCGCCACAGCCAACCGAGGCAAATACGCCCCGTCGACTGTCACCGCTCCGCCGGGAGCTATAGCAAAGGTAATCCGACCGAACAAATAGTCGATCGTATACCCCGCAGGAGCCACCGGAACACCCCCGTCCTCTACGACGAAGGTGGTGAAAGGGTCGAAAATTTCCTTGGCACCATCTGTGATCTGGAAGACCGTCGTTGTTTCCAACGTACAAGCTTCGCCAGTCATCGGTGTCGAGGTGCCCGTGATGTAGATCTCGCAATTATACCCAGCAATAGGCATCTCGATCCTCCGTGATGATTAGAATCCAGAAATAGCCGCCGGTGCATTCGTGAAATTGGCTTCGATGGAAATCTCCACCTTGCCGTCCACAGAAGCTGAAATTTCGAACGATGCAACAACACACTCAACATGGTGTCCTGCTGCGCCATCCCAAACAAAAGCAATCCAGCACGTAGCGTTGGATGCACCGTTGAAAGCCGTCTCGATCTCCTGCCAACCCAAATCCGCAGATTCGTAGTCACCAGAAAGTGAGATGGTACCGTCTTTGAGGCCCATGAAACGCTCTCTCGACCCCGTAGTAGAACAGAAATCAGTCATGTCCAACTGCTCTCTGGTGGGTCCAAAAGAAACGTCGTTGATACCGTCGATACACAGATTAGGCGGTCCCACATAATCCGCAGGAGCAGCGGGGGCTGCCGTCCCGAAAGTACTCGACTTCGCGTAAATTTCTAACTCGTGTCCGGCCAACGCCATTTTTTTCTCCTGTTAGTACGTCTCTTTGATTCCCAACTCCAAACGAAAATTCCATTCATGGTTTTCTCGCTTGTCTTGCCCGATGTATCTAGGTTCACTCCGTAAAGCCTTACACCAGACATAGTCCGGTAACCGAGCTAGATGCAAAGCCCGATAGGCACTTTTCGCAAAAGCCCTGCCGATTTCGAATTCATAGAATTCGCTCCTGGCATACACTTCCACAAAAATTCTCTGAAAGGATACACGATTCGTAATGCCTCGCATATAGGGCGAGGGTAAAAATCCGTCAGAAGCAAACACAAAAAGAGACTTCACCGGGATTCCTTCCGTAGGTTCCCGAACAAAAGATGTGTACAAGTCGGAGCCCATGGTAGCGACGCCCGCACTTTGCAACTCTGTTGCGACTGCAACTGCGGGTTCGTCAGCCACCTTTCAGCCCCATCCTAAAGCCTTTTAGATTCTTGCGCCCCACCATGCCTTTCTTCAATCCGCGAACAACACGGCTTGGCAGGTCAGGAGCGATCTCGTCTACGGCAGATTGGAGATACTTAGCTTGGCCTTTACTGCCTGCATACGTCTCATGTACGAGACCAGCATAAAAAGCATGATACCCAAAAACTACATCAGAACGTCCCGATCTCTTCGTTGGCCGATTGATAAAGGCAGATCGATAAAGAAACCCTGTGTCTACAGGAACCCGAGTTTTGGACAATTCAATAATGTCTGCGGCAGTCTCGACCATCACACGTTCCGTCTCGTTCTCAACCATATGGCGCAATTTCACGAGGCGAGCCGCCATTATTTTATCGCCTTCGATTGTCAAAGGCGTTACCCTACTATTCGCCATTACAACCTCACCACGTAGTGGACGAGGTCTCCCGCCAAATCCTCGACCCTATCTACCCTATGAACAGTCCGGGCAAATTCCGTATCCGAAGTATCCGTATCAGGAAGCCAAATCCTGTCAGAAGTCGTAATGCGAGTGATGGTCGATATACGATCGTAGTCATCCAACTCGCGAGAGACAAACTGGTCCTTAGACCAAAGGGAATACTCCACTCGGCACTTGAACGTCCGCTTCACTTCGTAAACAGGGTCCCCGTTAACGTCACGAGACGCCACAGACTGGACAGTGGCTGTATGCGTATGCGTATGGGTGATGTCCACTACGACCCCGGCAAATAAATGTACGGATCGAGTAGTTCTTCTATCAAAGACTTAAATCCCTGGTCCTGGTACCACACCGCAGCCTCTAAGACGTGCTCTCGCTTAATCTGAGGGTTCCTGGTGCGGTTTCTAAATAGATTGGTAGTCAGAATGATAGCAGCCTGCTCGACGTCAGCAGGGAGACCGTATGGACCTGTTGTCTGTTCAGGGGTGTTGTACCCGCCCTCATAGGTAATACGATACCTTTTCCGGGCTGTCGTGTACTGCCGATCCTGGGAAATCCCGCGATTGACAAAACCCGAGAACGCAAAGGTGTACGTGTTGTAGATAATCCCCGTGTCCGCATCCTCTAAAGAGTACCCGTCCGAGTCGACCTCTTGGTCTAGAATGATGTCGAAAATCTCCGTAATCGAGATAACCGGGGTGCGGCTCAAAGACACCGTGACGTTATCATAGCCTCGAAAAGTCTCTATGGCAGCAGCATCATAGTAGAAACTGCGGTTACAGAATTTGTCGATGTGGCGAGAAGCAGTCCGAATCATGCGGACGAGGGTGTCGTCATGCGATCTAACGGAGATGTCTAGCACCTCTTTGACCGCAGGCAAGCTTGTGTAGTCGTCGATACCAAGCGTCAGACTCATTCCGCATCCTGCATAGCCTCAACGATCCTACCAACGAGCTTGGCCTTGGACCCACTTGTAGAAATACCAAGCTCTTCCGCTATCGCCTTGAGTTCTCGGTGCTTCATATCTAGCAAATCTTTCTCTGTAGTGTCCTCGACCTCGGCGGCAGGCTCTGGTGGAGATTCCACCGAGGCCGGGACTGCTACGGGAGTTTCGGCGTCTACGTAGGGGACGGCGATCCCTTTGCGCACTAAGTTGTCTGCAAGCCTGTCGCGGAAACCCGCTATGTCACCTTGGAAATAGTGATTGTAAGGCTTTATAAACTTAATACGCTTACGCATAAATCACCTCTATACGATAAATTCGAAGTACCCTGCGGTCGAATATTCAGGCTGGGGAGCATTGAGGCTGAATCCGCCCACCTGCAACTCACATCCCGCCGTAGCATTCGACAAAGTGCCCGTCGCCCCTGCCGCCATTTGAACGATGACAGTAGCGAGAACAAACTGGTTAGCAGCCAACAACTTGACAGGCAACATCACCGAATATTGGTGAGCACCGTTGTTGGCATCGACAACCAGTGAAGCAGTGAAAGTCTTGAACGAGGCAAAACCCGACCCTGAAGTGTCGGAATCCTGCACCGTGATGATGCACTCTACGGCATCACCAAGAGCGCCCAAGGCGGTGGTACATTCCCCAGTAACGATGACCTGCATCGACTGAGGTCGACCTTCCGTAATGGCAGTTCGATCGATCTCTGCGGAAGTCGCTAGAACCGTAACATCTTGCGGCGCGAATCCGTGTTTGACGATGCTCAAACTGAAAGCATCATATGCGTGAGCCAAGCCCATGGTTATCTCCTTGTTTCTCTTAAATCTGCCAATCGACGTCTTCGAGCAACGCTGCGCCGTCTCCATACTGGTAGTAGAAGTCCGTTCGCGTAATCAAACGATACGCTACTTCGTCCCGACTCCAGGCGGAAACCAATGTGCCAGACTCGTCTTTATATGAAGCATCCCGGCTCGCATCCAACCGGATGGCGTCGCTGTCCGCAATGGTCATATAGTCACGAGTGACTAGATACATTTCACTTTGATCCGAGGTTCCACCCAAGTTATCAGGAATCTGGTTGGTCTCCGCAAACGGAATACCAACGAGACGACCTGCAAGCATCTCCGGAAGGAAAATGCGAGTGTCCGCTGTCGTCGACAGCTTGTTAGCTAGACCACTCCAAGTAGTGGAGTTCAAGATCCAACTTGAGACGCCAGGCCCAACCTCATGATTGGCAACTTTCAGAAGCCTCATCATTTCAATCAGGTCCGAAAAAATCTCATCTACCGTAGAGGATGGGCCTACTTTGGTACGGTTAAAAGTATTTCCGGCGTCAATGAAACTCTTCAGACCAGCAGGACGCTTGAGCGTTCCCGGTGACCGAAGGAAGGTGGCATCTTCATTAAGACGGATGGCCCGAGCCATCTGCCGCTGGATGTACGACTCAACATTGGTTGCGTCATTGAGCAACTCGTTGGTGGCGACCATCAAGCAAGTAAGCTTTTTCGGGACCAAACGATCCTGATCAAGCGTTGTAGATGTGAGCGTCAAGTCTTCCGACTCGTCTGCCCAAAAAGCCTGAGCCCTGGAAGCTTCGCGAGGAAGAGTCCGGGTGCCACGAAGGCGAATCGGAGCAGGGGCAAGCTGCCGCATCACGGTAGCGTTGTCGCGAAGCTCGATAATCTGAGATGACATCTCTTCCGGAACCAACATGCCTACCGAATCCATTGTGGATGCGTTAAGAGCACGAACAACGTGGTCGTTGCCCATGTCTTTGGCCATGCTGATTGCGAGTTGGAGGTCACCTTTGGACTGACCAAGACACTTCAAGTAATCGTGGAGACCCGCTTTTTCGTCCCGAACGATGTCTGAAGTACCACTGATCAAACCTCTTGCGAACTTGCGATTGATGGGAGCGTTGTCCTCCATCTTCTTCGCAAGGTCCTCAAAAGACCTTTCCATGCCATCGCGGATCGATTGACCAGTCGCCTCTCCCAACACATCCCGAAGTTGGGGCATGAGCGCCTTAATAACGCTGTCCACCGCCTGCTTCGTGACTTGCGGGACGTCGACGGTATCCACCGCGCCATCCTTAGACTCAAGCTTGACGTCACTCATTTGTCTTCTCCGTGTAGTTCCCGTCGTGCGACTGCTACTAGTTCTCTCGTCCAATCCTGTAGATTGACTTTTACGGTATCATTATTGTCATGTTTAGGCTCTTCACGCAAGGGAGGGGTGGAAATTATAATTTCCTTCTCCCTGTGCCCGAAATAAATTTTTTCTAACTGGGCTTTCGACATCCCCAGCACATCTGCGTGAATTTGCATGTACTCGTCTAGGTAATCTGCCGCCGGGGTTGTGTCTAAACCAGCCTCTTTAGCATGGTCAAAAGCACTTTTTTGGAGCCTCGCGTTACGGTTAGAGCCTACCGTAACTGCGCTATATTCAAGGAGTTCTTGCTTTTTAAAATTAATCGCTGGCGACAGGGGTGTCCCCCCACGGGCTTCCTGATCAGCAGCGGGGGCTGCTTCGTAATCTAGGGCTTTAAAACCCACAGAAACGTCTGTCAGGAAACCCGAGGCGAACATCTGACCTATCAAATCCCCGAAAGCATACATGTCTTTTGGGGTGAAGGCCGCAACGGACTTCAATGCTTTGGAATGCTTCCACAGTTTTGCGGACTTGGCTACAGGGGGTTGGCTTTGATTGTGAGCCCACAAAACAATACCGTTGTAGTGCTCAGTTACCCACCCAGAAGCAGAAACCACATCGCCGTGACGGTCGATGGTCTCGTCTGAGATGGAAAAAGCGTGTACCTGCTGCTCCGCAGCGATGGCAGAACCGTCGATTTCCTTCTCGTCGAAGAACTTTTTCCGCTCTTCGAGGTCGTTGAGGTTCAAAATCTCAGGCTTAAAGCGCCTTTTTAAGTTGAGTACAGGAAGACTTTCCTCGGTTTCTTCACTCATCCTCTTCCTCCTCAGCAGTTTCTTCTGCCGTTTCTTCTTCATCCTCTGCCGTTTCTTCTTCATCAGCGTTCCCTGCTGCGGAAGAGTAGGTGACCGGCACGAAAAATTCATCCCCACCCTCGACAGGCGGGAGGTCTTGCAGATCACGCCACTCGTTAATGGTACGTGTCTGGGGCACTTCCTTGGCTACACTCAAGATATAATCTTTGTCTTCAGGCACCGGACTATCACAACCCAGTATCAAATTCTCCGAACCCAAAAACTGGGGCAGGAGGTCTTGCTGGATCTTGGCCTTAATCCTTTTTAGGCGCGGCCAAAGCACGCGCTTAGTAAAGATGTAGTCCGCTGCATCGATCGTCGAACGGTTGGCGTTCTCGATGATTCCCAAAATTTCCGGCGGCACTCCGAAAATCTGCACCACGGTATCACGCTCGAATTGACGTAGCTGAATCAACTGCAACTCTTGAAACGTCGGGGAAAGCTGGTGGACCGAGAGCTTGCCGGAATGCCAGTGAGTCTGGAAAGCCTTGCGGGCTCCCTGGAGTTTCCCCTCCCAGTGACCCTTTGCCTGCTCCAACTGCTCTTTTCTCGCACCCTCGACCCCCACCAACAACTCCGGCACAGCAGAATTGTAAAACCTCGCGGCTGTGTGGATCGCCGCTTGCTCATCTGTGTCTATCTCGTGAGCAAGACTCCACCCAGGACTACGCCCCCTGCCGTAAGGATCTTTGGGGTTCGGACTCTTGAACCAGATTATATCTATTTCCGGCACCTTGCCGTTGAAAAGGTTGTGACGAATCTCAAAAGTCGGGTCGTCCGGTGTCGGGGTCTTCATTACCCAGTGCGGAGGAACGGGGTACGCCTCCACAGGGATTCCGTTTTGGCGCTCCAATATCCAAAACGCATCTCCCACCAAGTCGAGGTAGACTTGCGTGAGGTACATTAGGTGGTGCCCGTCCATAACCGGGTTAGGCGTTACTAACAAATCTAGCAGGGGATGACTGCCGACCTCCTCTAACTTGTACTCGTCTTCAGCGTAAGATACGCCCTTGAAACGGTAGTCGAGAGAGGTAGGCTCCTTGTACAAACGCCACGCAGTCCCCGCTATCTCCCCCGCGATACGACTCGTTACCGCGTGTATCCACGGCGTCGAAGCGTAGGCATCTAAAAGGTCGACCGTTCCCCGGATCGGAGGAGTCCTCGAGTAAGATGACTTGGAAGTCACCCCGTAAGCCTTGCCCTTGGTCTCCGCATAGCCGGCCTCGTTGAAACCCGCTAACTGTCTCAGATTCGCCAATAGTCCCATATTTCACACCAAGTAAAACTCGTTGTAAACTGCAAGCTCGTTAAATGAGCCGGAACAAGCATCAGTCTGATCCTTGTAGCCCAAAGGATACATCTCTATCTCTTCAAGGAAAGCTAAATTCCAGGGAGCGTAACGCATCTTCACATTTCCCTTCGAGGCAGAAGTCACCAAAGGCTTCGCCCTGGTCTCCTTCTTTCCTGTCGGACGATCACCCCGGAAAACATATCCCATGAGCAAACGGGTGTAAGAGTCTATGACCTGCTTCCCCGACGCTCCCGGCTCCTGCTCCATGACTATTTCCGTGTCCTTGCCGTCAGTCCTCGCAGTCTGGCGAACAAGAGCCTCTACATCGATAGCACGAGAACGAGTTCTGACAACATCCAAAATGTAAACGATACGGGTCGTCTCGTCAATGCCAGCCAAAACACCCGCAGTGTAACACGCCCGCTTGTCCTCGTACTTCGTCGTCGCAGCTAAATCCCAGTAGCGAACCTTGTGAGTAATATTCTCGTAAGGAATCTCGTGGTCTTTTAAAACCTCGAACCACTCCTTTTTGAAAAGTTGATCCCCCTCTTTGATATCCCAATCCCCGTAAAGCAAACGACGCTTCTCGACCATCGGCAAACTCTCCAGGTTCCCGAGGTACTCAGGATTCGTCTCCAGAAGAATCTTGTTGTCGTAGATGGTGGAAGCAATAAAAGTAATCGTCTTCATCCGATTCGGGTACTTCGCCTTCGCCTGCAACAACGTCATCTGATTCGGGTCGTCAAACATCGTCGCCCGTAAATCATCCCGCCACCAATAAAAGGAGGAGGAGTCCCGGTACATCCACAAAATCTCGTTCGACTGAGCCTTGAAAGAAGACTTGGAATCAATCCAAGGGGAAAGGAAATCCTTTACCCACGAGCCCGCATCTGGATTGCACGTGGCGCGCACGTAAGGTTTCACACCAGACAACGACCTCCCCCTAGACAAGAGGTAGAAAAATTGACCCGCTGTAAAATGCGTTAACTCGTCCCAACCAGTAAACGCAATCTGAGCACCCTGGAACTCTAACTTGTTCTTCTCATGCTGGAGATGACGCATCGCCACCTTCGCACCACTGGGGAACACCCACTCGTAGTAAGACTCCTTGGGCTGACCCCCAAAAAGTGGATACATCTTGTAAGCCTCATCCCACAAACCACCCTCGTTCTTAATCTGAGGGAAAGTTCGACGGAAGATGACAGCACCAAAGTTCGTGTTGTGGATGTGGCGCAACGGCTCCATCAACAAAGCCCAGGTCTTTCCCCCACCAGCAGCACCACCATAAACCGCGATGTCCGCCGACGTAGAAAGAAACTGGGTCTGAGGACCAGACTGAGGAGCAAACTCTTGCTCAACCGTCTGCTGATGAGACTGGGGCAACGTCAATGACGCGGACATGCTTATCCTTACGCTGGTTGTCTGGGAGTCGGGCTACAGCCTCGACCCGCACCTTACCCGATACCTGATGATTAATATTTAACTTGGAAGTCTTGCCAAACTCATCTTTGTTCGACCGCTCCAATATCCAAGCCAATGCCTTCCAATCCCTAGCACCATGACTCTCTATGCCAGAAAGCAAACGAGCAGTCTTCCTAGCATCAGCAGCAGCCAACATACGAACAAAACTGATGTAAGGCTCCTCACCACCCTTCGCCCGCTCCAACCAATGAATGTAAGTAGAGTTGTTCACATGCAATAAAGCACAACACCTCGAGATCGGCATCCCCGACTCCACCAAAGAACAAAACGCCATCGCCATGTTGTGGCTTATCTTGTGAGGACGAGTCACACCCCAACTGCGAGCACTCGAACACATCTCCCGCGAAAATCGAAT